AAGCATTGTGAAATTAATTGAATAGTGAGATTGAAGTGAGGTATTTTTATATAAGTATTTTAATACCTTATTTGGATTTGCTTTTTTAGTAAGATAAATTTTTATTAATGCGGTTTTACCAGTAAGATCATTGAAATGGTCTACTCCTGGATTTTCTTCGCTATTAATAATTTCTTCTAATTCTCTACAAATTGTATTTGTATAAACCGCATAAGGAATTTCAGTTACAATAAAACAATTTTCCTTTTTATCGTATTCTACAACGCTACGCAGCTTACAAGCAAATCCATTACCTTTTTTCATGGATTCTTTAACTTCATCTTCATTTAATAATACTGCGCCGGTGGCAAAATCTGGTGCAATATATATCTCATTAAAATCACAACCTGGATTAAGAAGTAAATGCTCCAAAGCTTGATTCATTTCTTTTAGATTGTACTGAGGTACAGAACAAGCCATACCAATACCAATCCCCATTGTTCCATTACATATGTTGTAATACCCCTTTGTTGGTAGGACAGCAGGGTATTGTTTAGTATTGTCATAGCTATCCCTCCACTCATCAATAGTATCTTTATTGATGTCTGTAAAAAGTAGATTGGAAATTTTTGATAGGCGACTTTCTGTATAACGCATTGCAGCCCAATTGCCAGACTCAATTAAGGAACCAGCATTACCTTTTACATCAATAAGAGGATAACGCATGGCAAATGGTTGGCCAGCACGCATTATAACACCTTCACATGAACTATCACCATGGATATAAAAATCTGCCATAGCCATACCAACCGCATTAGCAGTTTTCTTATATGGCTTATCACTTGTAAGTTTGTTCAAAACCATTGAATAAAATATTTGACGAGCAGAAGGTTTTAATCCATCGCGCACATCAATAAGAGCACGATTTTGTAATACCGCACCGCTATACTGTATAAAGCTGTCTTCAATAATTGGTTTTAAATTACTCATTACATTTCCTCAATATCTTTAAAAGCATCATTAAAACAGCCTCTATTGTTGAAGCATTTTTTCATAAAGCACAATGCTATACCTTTTTCTACATCAAAAGTATCCCCAGGCTGTGGTTTAAGAACTGTTCTGGTTCCATCTATCCAAAGAACACAAATTGTTTCTTTTTTATGATTAACAACAATTTTCTTATATGGCTTCTCTGGTTTAGGTGGAGCTTCAAGTAGTTCTGCTGAAGTAATCTCACGAACATTATCAAAATGTCCTGGCGCAATGGCTTCAATATAAACAGGACTAGTATAATGTGTTTGACCATCAGCTGTAATTTTATATTTTGCTCCTTCCATGAGCTTTAATTTAGTATTATAGTAATAATTTTTAGGTGTTCCTTTAAAAACTAATTTTACTCTATACATTTTTTCTCCTTTCTGTATATAACTATTCTTAATAATTGATTGCAAATTACTTATTTATTTCCTCACCATAAACATTATAAAAGCCAATTAATTCTTTGTTTTTTAACTCTTTTCTTCCGTCTTTTTTTATAATATGTTCTGCTCCAATTTTTGTAAAAGCTAAACCAATTGGTATCTCTGGAAAAAATTCTGAATCTCTCATTCTATAAACCCAATATTCTTTTCCTTGTTTTTCAATTTTATAGATAGTTTTCATTTATTCTCTCACCTTACTAAAATCTACCTTGTCCATTATAAAATCACGTCTTGGCTCTACATTTTCACCCATTAATTGATAAAGCAAATCAACAGCTTTCCCATCGTAATCCAGCACATCTAGTCTCTGATTGTCCATATTAAACATAGATGCTTGTGCGGTCTCAGCTGGTAATTCACCAAGCCCCTTTGCTCTTGTTACTTCACCTTTTACCTTATTCCTTACCTTATTAAATTCGTCATCAGTAAAATAATAAGATTCTTTACCTTTATTATTTACAATATAAAGTGGTGAACGTAACCAGCAAAGCCTTCCTTCTTGTATGAATTCTGGTGCGAGATATTGTAAAGCCGCCATTATTAGAAGCGCGATGTGGGCGCCATCGCTATCAGCGTCCACACATATACCAAGCTTTCCATATCGTAGTTTTTTACTGTCGTATTTACCTGGCACAATATTCATCGCACTTAAAAGCAATTTAATTTCTTCATTATTAAAAATCTTTTCCTCTGGATTAGAAAGACAATTAATAATTTTTCCTCTAATTGCAAGCAATCCATATTTAGTATAATCACGTGCTTGTGCCATACCACCCATAGCAGAATTACCCTCTACTACAAGAAGTGTTGAATTCTGTCCAAGAAATTCGGCATCTTTTAGCTTATCGGATGCAAAAACTTTTTTCTTTTGATTCTTTTCAATTTCTTTTGAAGCTTCAAGAACTTGCTTGCGCGCACGCTCTGCAGCTCGTTCAGCTTTTAATTCTTTAGTTAATAGTTCTACTATTGAATCAAATTCACTTACATATCTACGACTAAACTCATCTAACATCTGTCCAGTCGCACGCTGCGCGAGTCCACGAAGTTCAGGATTATTAACTTTTGTTTTTGTTTGATTTGCAAATGATGGGTTAGGAACTTTACAATTTACAACGTAAAAAAGTCCAGACCTTGCAACCTCAGGAGTAAATTCACCCTTAAATTTTTTCTTAAAAAAGTTTGTAATAGCTGTTTTTACACCTGTAAGTGAAGTGCCGCCTTCTGCATTAGCAAGTCCATTAGTAAATACATACCAGTGTTCACTGCGGTCAGCCGCCCACTGCATAGCAACTTCACATTCAATTCCGTTTTCTTCTACTTTAATATATAAAGGAGTTTTATGAATTGGTTTTGCGATTGAATCTTTGAGGTAATCCAAAATACCATTCTGTGAAAGGAAAGTTTTGGAAATTCCTCTAACATTATCTTTTACAATAAATTCAACTCCTTTAGTAAGATATGACCAATTCTTACACATATCTACTAAATCTTCATATTTAATTTCAATTGGTTCAAGATTATATACTTTTTCAGAAGGAATAAAAGTAACTACTGTACCATGTTTATTCTCTTTATCATCAATGATTTCAAAAGATTCTTTGACACCATCTTTTAAAGTAAGAATAGCATGCTTACCTTCACGAAAAGAATCAGCTTGAAAATAAGATGAAGATAAAGCTACCCCTTTTGAACCAATACCATTCATACCAGCAACATTTTGATAAATTTTTTCATTAAATTTACCACCCGTGTGCGCCATTGTATAAATAGCTTCCATTGCTTCGGTACCATCTTCACGAATACCAAAAGGAACACCACGTGCGTCGTCTGTAACAGTAATCATATTACCATTATCTAATTCGACAATAATACAATTTCCAAACCCCATTGTAGCTTCATCTATTGAGTTGGTAATAATCTCACGCACACATTGAAGTACACCTTGATTGTCTGCACTTCCCATGTACATGGCTACACGCTCGCGCACTGCATCACGAAAGCTTAATGTTTCAATATCTTGTGCTGTATAATTCATTATTATTCCTCATCTTTATCAATTTCTATTAAAGGACACCAGTCTGGCTTTCCTTGTGCGTCTATTTGCTTCATCATTAGTGCGCAGTTCTTTGCATAGAATAAAAAAGGACAACTACCACAGTTTTTTGGTATTTCCATATCAATTTTAACCATTGTAATCTTCTTCCTTTACTTTAATTTCATCATTAGAAAGATAAATTCTTGCTTCAATTAATTTTCCTTTATCTTTACCTTCCATAGCTTTTACTTTCCATAAATTCACCGTAGCATCCTCTGGCGCAGTAAAAATTATTTTCTTTCCTTTATAATTATCAATAGTAATTGTAATTAAATTTTCATTCATTGTCAAATTTTCTCCCCAAAGTCATATAAAACTCTGTATTGTTTTTACAAGTCGAAATTGTATCTCCATGATATTCTATGTGTTCTACTGTATATCCTTCTTTAACTATTTCAGCTGCGCGCAGAATACAATCATCTATTTCATTTCGTGTAAAATGAAAAGTTATATGTTCTACTTTATTCATTGTAATCTCCTTAAAATGGTACGTCATTTTTAATAAATTCATCTACATCTATAGCTGGTGGAATAAACTTATCAGCTGGACGCCAACGCCATCCCCAATTTTCCCATATAAGAAAATAGGTTTGATGAAAATTAGGTTCACAAAAAACTGAAAGAACAGTAAATATTTTTTCATCTGTATAGCGTTTTACTTTAAACATTAGTGGATTCCTTTCCATTACGAATTACTTTAAAAATATCACATTCTGGAATCAAAGCACAACCACCCCAGCTACCATGAATTTGTCT